AGCACATAACCCAGTGCTAGGCGGACAAACAGTTGGAGAAAATATGAAACAAGGCGATACAAAACGATCATCAACCGGTGGTACCATTACTAAGACTGCTACAGGTTTAAAACATACCAGTGGTAAGAATTATAGTGCTATGAATCCTCCACCAGAAGATAAAAAGATTGAAAAGAAAAAATCTAAAGTAAAAGAGAATCAGCACAAAGTACAAATTGCTCGCTTACAATATCTACGTGAAGACGAAGAAGAAAAAGCCAAGACAATTACTGCTGGTTCTGATATGGTTAATGACTTCACAACATGGATGACTCGTGTTGGTCAATACCAAACTAAATCTATGATTGAATTAGCAGACCAAATTCGTCAAGAGTTTGGCCAAATGGAGTCAGAAGCATTTAAACAAGCAGTTGCTCCTGCTCTAGAACAAGCATTACAAGCACTATCACAAACACGTGAAACAATCAGTTCAGCAGTTGCCACACTAGCAGGCGGTGGTGCTCCAAACCCAATGGGTGGTGGAATGGAAGAGCCAGGAATGGATAGTGGTGCTATGCCTCCTCCAGAAGACATGGGCGGAGATGAGTTTGCTGCCGCTGATGCCGCCGCAGGTGGTTCAGAACTAGCAGGACGTGAGACACGCGAAGCACGTCAACTATTTGCTCGTAAATTAAGCGAAGCACACTCATTAGTTAGATCATTATCTAGATCAAAATGAGATTATTCGAAGTAAGTGACCAATTTGCTAATGAGTTAGAATTGGTCCTTAGAAACCTTCTTGGTCGGTCAAACGAAAAACATGCTTCAATGAAATTATCATACGAAGCAATGTCTAATCTTATGAAAAACATGGGTTATGGAAAAATTGACTATCGAGGGTTTGATAATTTATATCAAGGTAATCCTTCTTTAAAATCGGTTGTTAAAAACTACAATGAAGAAGGTATTATTCTCAGCACGAAAGAACAACCTCAGGGTGAAGAACCTACAGATGTGCCAGCAGGCCCTAGTGTAGACCAAATGGCTCATAACGCTGTTAATACTCCAGAACCTTTCTAAAAGTTGACTTCTTGATTTCAGTAATATATAATTACTGTTATGAACTTTACTCCTCCTCCGTTCGTTGAACGATTCCAATATAAAAACTGTGTACAGATCAATGATCCTGTAACTCGCAAACGTGTCTACCAAACTCCAGATGGTGAGAAACTTCCAAGTGTAACAACTATCCTTAGTGCTACTAAAGATATGACTCATTTAAATGAGTGGAAGAAACGTGTTGGTGTAGAAAAGGCACAGCAAATTACCACAGAGGCTGCAGGTGTGGGTACAGCGATGCATGCCAACCTCGAACGCTTCTTGATCGGAGAACAACGCCAACCTGGAAATAATCCTGTACACGTACAGGCTAACAAAATGGCTGATGTTATTATTGAGAACGGTCTAAGCAATATGAGTGAAATATGGGCAATGGAACAGAGTCTGTGGTTCCCTGGACTATATTCCGGAACCACAGACGGCATTGGCGTTTTCAATGGCGAGCCCTGCGTGTTTGACCACAAACAGACCAATAAACCTAAAAAAACAGAATGGGTTGATGACTACTATATGCAATTATGTGCATACATATTAGCACACAACGAAGTCTATGGTACAGACATTCGCAGGGGTGTGGTGTTTATGTGCTCTCGTGACCTACAATATCAACAATTTGATCTACTGCCCGAAAACTTTAACATGTGGCAAGATCGTTGGTTAAACAAGGTAGAAGAATACTACGCCGCAGTAAGATAAATATCCTTATACTAGGGATATTTCTATGGCCGTTATTCAGATATCAAAAATACAGCACAGACGTGGTGCTATTGGTGAGCAGGGCATGCCACAACTTGCTAGCGGAGAATTAGGCTGGGCAGTTGATACACAACAATTATTCATAGGCAATGGATCAGTAGCCGAAGGTGCTCCTGCGGTTGGTAACACTGAAATCTTAACACAATATAGTACGGCTACAATTAATCTGTTTAACTATATTTACGAATATCAAGGCGGTAAGGCAGATCCTACTACATTTCACCCATATACAGTTGAAAGAACACTACAAAATAAATTAGATGAACAGGTTAGTGTTTTAGATTTTGGTGCTGATCCTGCTAGCAATAATGACATTACACAGGCAATTCAGAATGCTGTGACTGCTACATATATGAATGCACATGGCACAGATGTATCATTTAAGAAAAAGTTGTTTATTCCGGCAGGAACTTATAATATAACATCTACAATATATCTTCCACCAAACATAACCATCTGCGGTGAAGGATCTAGTAGTACTGTATTAGTGTCAATTAATACTAGCGGTAACAATACTATTTTTAGAACTAGGAGTATTGACATTACTCACCCTGGACAATTTACACCATTTACATCACTTAGCGATCCTGTTGGTAATGTTTCTATTAGCAATATGACATTTACTTACGGACCAAATTCGCCAATTTATTCTCGAACTACTAATTCATCGGCATTGTTAGTTTTGGATATGGCTCAATACTCTAAGGTGCATGACTGTAAATTTTATGGAACATTTACAAATATATTTGCCCCGTTGCAGAGTTCGATTACACGCTTTAATGACACTGTTCCGTATGCTGGAATTCAAATCAGAGGAGTTAACACTATTGACATTAAAATAGATAACAACACATTCGATGGTTTGATTATGGGAACATTTTGTTATGAAAACAACAAATATGTGACATATTCAAACAATATGTTTAATAATTTATATTACGGAATATTAGCAGGAAGGGATTTCTTTTCAACAGTAAACACAACTGGAAATCTATATAACAAAGCCAACAATAATAAATTTTTAAATATTAATCGTGCTGGTATTGCGGTTATTGCTCCTAAACCTTATACAGGTGTAACTGGATTTATATCTGAGGGTAATTTCTTTCACAATGTAGGAAATGGTATTACTGGAAATGAAAGTGGTCAAATAACTGAATGTATTACTTTTACCACAGCAATTGGTTGCACCTCAACTAATGATAAGTTTACACGATTTGACCAAGCACAGACAACCTATAGCACATCTACATTTTTTCCATTGGTATACGGAAAAGCAATTACAGTTAATGATGCAGTCACTTATCAATATCCCATTGCATGGACCAGTACATCTACTCTTATTAGAATTCCATACCTAACTACTATGACTGGAGTAGTTATGGAATACCAATTACAAAAAACCACAGGAATTAGAAAAGGTGTACTTAAAGTAACTGCTTCTCCTTATCAAGTAGGTACAGTAACCTATACCGATCAATACAATTATTTTGGAACCGAGCCAGGCGTTGTACTAACTGCTAAATTAATCAATAGTACTAATTCAAACATTACAACAGTATTTGATTGCATTGCTATTCAATATGAAAATCGCCGGAATACTAATTTTCCAAGTAACACCGGCACAGGACTTATTTCTTTAACCGTAAAATATCAAACCTAAATGTTCGACCTTCCAGCCGACGATAGACTTTCAGCATGGGCTAGGTTAAAACAAGATTTAGAAACATCAACTACTCCATTTGAAGATGTTGTTAAATTTTGGTCCGACGCCCCTTTCATTCCTTACAATAAAAACGTAGATCCGTTTAACCAACGTGACTGGCCTACACCGTGGGACATCATTGTTGAAAATCGATATGACGATTTTACCAAGGCCTTGATGATGGGCAACAGTTTTAAATTAACAAATAGATTTAAAGATTCGAGTATCTCAATTGAAACTAGAGTAGACAATAGCCAAAATAAAAGTTATAATATTGTAATCATAAACAAAGAAAGTGTATTAAACTATATTGATAATGAAGTAGTAGACATAAAAAATTTACCACTCACATTTTTGCTTGAAAACCTTATCGAGTTGAATGGTCCAAAATAAATATCACTTTAGATAGTAAAAAATTCAGTGTCGCAATGACACATTAGACAATATAACATAGGTGGAAACAATGATTACAGTAGTTAAAAGAAGCGGCGAGCGGGTTCCATTAGATGTTTCAAAAATACAACGACAAGTAGCAAACGCATGTAGAGGTATAGACGGCGTTAGTCAATCGATGATTGAGATCAAAGCACAGATTGAACTCCATGACGGTATGACAACAGAGACAATAGATGAGTTGTTACTCAAGGCTATGGTCGATCTTATAGATGAAACAGAAAATCCAGAAATCAACAATGTAAATTATCAATATGTAGCAGGACGTCAAAAAGTCTCTATGCTTCGTAAGGAGGTTTACGGAGAATACGACCCACCAAAACTTTTTTCTATTGTGCAACGGAATGTTGAATTAGGAATGTATACACCAGAGTTATTAGAATGGTATACTGAAGATGAATGGAACATTATTGATCTATTCATTGATCATGCTAAAGACGAAAGTTATACCTATGCGGCTATAGCACAATTAGCAGAAAAATATTTGGTACAGAATCGTGCTACGGGAGTAATTTATGAATCACCGCAGATTCGATATGCTATTGCCGCCGCAACGGCGTTTCATAATGAACAAAAAGAAACCCGTTTAAAATTAGTAAAGGAATATTATGAATGTGCGAGTGACGGTCACTTTACTCTTGCTACTCCTGTGTTGGCCGGTCTTGGAACGACTACTAAGCAATTTAGTTCATGTGTGCTTATTAGCAGTGACGATACACTAGATTCAATTTTTGCCGCAGGCGAAATGATGGCCAAATATGCCAGTAAACGTGCTGGCATAGGATTGGAGATTGGACGTATACGTCCTCTCGGCGCCCCTATTAGAAACGGAGAAATTAAGCATACTGGTTTAATCCCATTCCTAAAGAAATGGTTTGCTGATCTACGTTCATGTTCACAGGGCGGTATTCGTAATGCGTCATGTACAGTTACATTCCCTGTTTGGCATTATCAGTTTGAAGATCTTATTGTACTAAAGAACAATCAAGGTACAGAAGAAGTTCGTGTACGACAAATGGACTATTCAGTAGTGGTCAATAAAATGTTCTGGAACCGTTATCGTAACGGTGAAACAATGAGTTTGTTTGATCCTGCAGAAGTTCCTGATCTATACGAAGCCTACTACAGAGATAGTAAAGAATTTGAAAGATTATATCTACAGTATGAACAAGATAAGACAAAGAAAAAGAAAGTTGTACCAGCGGATGAGATATTCAAAAACGGTATACTTAAAGAACGTACTGACACTGGCCGCATCTACCTTGTCAACATTGACAACGTTATCAACCAGGGCCCGTTTGATACACGCCTTGACCCGATATATCAATCAAATCTATGCCAAGAGATACTTTTACCCACGAAGCCTTTCCAAAGAATTGAAGACCCTGAGGGGCGCATTGCTCTTTGCACACTTGGATCGATAAACTGGGGAGCCTTCCGCAACCCACAAGAGATGAGAAAATGCTGTCGTGTGCTAGTACGTAGTCTAAGCAATTTGTTAAATTATCAAGACTTTTTGAGCATACAGAGTAAACTTGCTAACAACGAGTTTGAACCTTTAGGAGTAGGAGTTACTAACCTAGCATATTGGCATGCTCGACGTTCATACAAGTACGGTGATGTTGATGCTCTAGCAGAAGTTAAACGTTGGATAGAGCATCAAGCCTATTATCTAACTGAGATGAGTGTTGAACTTGCTAAAGAGCGCGGAGCCTGTGAACGTAGTCAATATACTTACTACGGACAAGGAGTGTTCCCCTGGGAAAGACGTAATGAGGGAGTTAACGAACTAACAGACTTCACTCCAAGTCTTGATTGGGAAACTCTGCGTACAGATTTAAAACAGTATGGTATTCGTAATGCCACACTAATGGCAGTTGCTCCAGTAGAATCCAGTTCTGTTGTTCTAAATTCTACTAATGGTATTGAAATGCCTATGGAAATGATCAGTGTTAAAGAATCAAAGGCCGGATCTTTTGTGCAAGTAGTACCAGAGTATAGACGTCTAAAAAATCGTTATCAACTAATGTGGGATCAAACTGACTGTGTTGGCTATCTAAAGACAGCCTGTGTATTAGGTGCCTATGTTGATCAGAGTTTATCAACGAACACATTCTATAATCCTGCACACTTTGAAGGCGGCAAAGTTCCCGGAACTTTAATTGCCAAAAATCTAATGTTGGCTTACAAGTGGGGATTAAAAACTGTGTACTACAGTTTAATTAACAAGGTTGGCGCTAAAGCCAGTGTAACTAATACCAATATTGTTAATCACGTAAATGGCTATACTACTGCAATTAACGGCGCCAATAATTTAGTATTATTTGAAGACGAAGAAAACTGCGAAGCCTGTAAGTTATAAATTACCTTGGAAAAATAAATGAGTAAAGAACAATATAACCTTTCAAAACAAACGAATTATCTAAAACGTAAGATGTTTCTAGACCCAGAAGGTCCTGTAACAGTACAACGATTTGAAGAAGTCAAGTATCCTAAGATCGCTAAGTTTGAAGAACTGGCTCGTGGATTCTTTTGGGTTCCAGAAGAGATTAGTCTTACCAAAGATAAAATGGATCACAAAGAAGCATCGGATGCTATCAAACATATTTTTACCAGTAACCTGTTAAGACAAACAGCATTGGATTCTATCCAAGGTCGTGCTCCTAATCAAGTTTTTTCACCTGTAATTTCAATTCCAGAATTAGAAGCACTTGTAAGTAACTGGAGTTTCTTTGAAACTAATATTCATAGTAAAAGTTACAGCCACATTATAAGGAACGTGTATGGAGTACCTAAAGAAGAATTCAACAAAATCCACGACACGGCTGAAATCGTTAATATGGCCGCTAATATTGGTTGTTACTATGAGGACCTGCATAGCCTTAATTGTCGTAAGGAACTGGGGGAAACAATTGAACTCCGTACTCATAAACGGGCAATCTGGCTCGCACTACATGCTTCTTACGCATTGGAGGCTCTACGCTTCATGGTAAGTTTTGCTACTAGTTTAGCAATGGTTGAAAATAAGATCTATATTGGCAACGGCAATATCATTAGCCTAATTCTACAAGATGAACTGTTACATACAGAATGGACGGCATGGTTGATCAACAACGTAATTAAAGATGATACAGATTTTGCCGATTTGGTTGAAGAATGTAAAGACGAAGTGTATGCTATGTATATGAGTGTTATAGCAGAAGAAAAAGCCTGGGCTGAATACTTATTCAGTAAAGGAGTTGTTATTGGTCTAAATGCCAATATTCTAAAAGAATTTGTTGATTATACTGCCTTTAATAGACTAAAAGATATTGGAATCAAGTACCTTGAAGAGCATCCACGCCAAAGTCCTATTCCTTGGTTTAACAAGCATGTAAATATCAACAAGAAACAAACTGCGTTACAAGAAAACGAAAGCACCAATTATGTTATTGGTGTTATGAGCGATAATGTATCATTAGAAGAATTACCAGAACTATAAAAGGATAATAATGAAAGCCATTGTATGGAGCAAGGATCATTGCCCCTATTGTGATCAAGCCAAGGCATTGTTGAAAATGAAGGGCATAGAGTTTGAAGAACGTAACATTAATGTAGGCTATACTCGTGAGCAATTATTAGAAGCAGTACCTAATGCTAGAACATTGCCTCAGATATTTTTAGATGATCAGTTAGTTGGGGGCTTCGCAGAGTTGAGGGCTCACCTAAATGGATAAACTTGAAGAACTAAAAGCCGCACTATTTCAGGTAACTCCTGACGAAGTAAAGAAAAAAGAAAGTGATGAATCCGTTGGAGTTATTTCTCAAGAGATGTCAGAGACTATGGAAGGTATAACTTTGAGCACTCTTGATTTAAGTGCTCTTAATAGTGCTATTACTATTCCACCCAGTTCAAGTTATTCAATTAACACAGGAGCAGGAATGAACGGTACATGGCTTACTGCCGGTGGAGCAAATGGATCAGGGCCGTCGTGGAGCACCATTACATCTTCCGCTACCCCTGGCTTGTCCCTTGATGTAAATGGTGATGCTAATTTTGAAGGAGATATTAAATGGAAGGGTCGAAGTTTAACCAATATGATAGAAACAATTGAAAAACGTTTGGCCATACTAACTCCAGATCCTGCTAAACTAGAAAAGTTTGAAGCATTAAAAAAAGCCTACGAACACTATAAACTAATGGAAAAACTTTGCCATGACAATTCCCCAACAACTGGATCCTAAAATTGCTCAACTAGAGCAACAACTAAAACGTATGGAACAAAAAGTCCTCGAACTTAATAAACGTCTTACGTTTTTAGAACGAGAAAATAATCGCCGTAAAGGTGAAATCAATCAAATAGCCCGAGGTTAAAATGGAAGTTAAATTAATTTCATCAAGTAAGCCTAGTCGCCAATTGGCTAGTGAAGGAATATATGATGCTCAAGAACTCATTGCATATTGCGCCCGTGTCAGCAATCCCTCCAATCAACTCAATACAGAAACATCCGAAAAACTCATACGATACCTTATCAAGCACCAGCACTGGAGTCCACTCGAAATGGTCTCAGCCTGTCTCGAAATTACTACAACCCGAGATATTGCCCGACAAATCCTTAGGCACAGAAGTTTCTCATTCCAAGAGTTCAGCCAGCGTTACGCTGATCCAACAAAGGATCTTAACTTCGTACGTCGAGATGCACGAAAACAAGACGAGAAGAATAGACAAAACAGCGTAGAGTTAGATGTTCAAAATAATGATGCTGACAGATTCCTACAATACCAGTGGGAACAGATGCAACAAAATGTTATTAATCAGGCTAGAACTACTTATGAGTGGGCAATTGAAAAAGGTATTGCCAAAGAACAGGCTCGTGCTGTACTACCTGAAGGCTTAATTGAAAGTCGTATCTATATGAACGGCACATTACGTAGTTGGATACATTTTATTGAACTACGTTCAGCCAATGGCACACAAAAAGAACATCAATTAGTAGCACTCGAATGTGCTAGGGTCATCGCTGAAATATTCCCAATGACAACAGAATTTATAACAAAGGATTAATATGTTACTTAAAAAACCAATCACTAGCGGCTCGGTCGTTAGCATTAAAATTATCAATGGTGATGAAATTATCGCACGTTACGAAAGCGAAGATGCTGATACTGTTACAATCAACAGACCGTTAGCGTTAACTATGGGGCAAGGCGGGTTAGGAATGATTCCTTGGGTGTTTTTAGGAGATGCTGAAACTATTACTTTACAAAAAAGCCACTTGTTTTTTGTTATTCCTAGTAAAAAAGATGCCGCTGATCAATATGTACAAGGTACCACAGGTATTGCTCTTGTCTAATAAATATCTGCATGCCTGCTGTATCTAGAATCGGAGACTCTGTAGCAACCAATCACGGCTGTGATGGGTCTACTACTATGGCCGAAGGCTCAGGCAATGTATTTGCTAACGGAATTGGAGTTGTACGTCAAGGTGATAATGATACTGTACACGCTTATGGCGGGCGAAATTGCTCTGCTAGACACCAGATTCCGTTAAGTTCAGGATCCCCTACAGTTTTTGTAAATGGAAGACCCTTAGGTAGGGTAGGAGATGGAAGTGAAACACTATCATCCGGTAGTCCAAATGTATCTGCAGGTTAAATAAATTATCTGTTAAGCATCTGGGCATAGCCTAGTTAGATATGATTGGGCGAGAATCTTCTTAGCAGACTCGTCATTTTAATCTAACTGTAACATTATGTAAGTAGTTTATACTACAGAAATGTATAAATATCTTACTATGAAAAAACTATTCTTAACCTTACTTGTATTGTTTTCGTCTATTGTTCATGCACAAGTTCCGACGTCAACTGTACCACTGCCCACTGATATTGCCGCAATCAAGAAAGCCAATGTTCTTGTTGTAGCAATGACCAAAAAAGATGTTCCTCCTTTCTTCTCCGGAGAAGGCGATAACATTCACGGTCTTGACGTTGAGATTGCTCAACGTATTGGAGTATTACTTGGAGTACCTGTACAGTTCAGACGCGATGCAGAAAGTTTTGCAGAAGTTGTCGAACAGATCAGAGATGGCCGTGCTGA